TTCAACAAATCATGGTTCTGGCGCAGGAGGTTCTTCTTTAACTGCGGGGACAAATACTCAAGCGTCTGGAGGAACGGTCGCTAATGCTGGCCATGCAAATTACGCAGCGGGTACAGGAAATGGTGTAACTAACTCAGCAGGCCAAAATGGTAATGCGGTAATAAAATACAGCGAAGTAACAGATCTCACGCTCGTTTCCAACGCAACCACAGCAGAAACCACAGCAACCAAAGGTGACATCGTGATGACTTACACGAATGGCGCTGGTACAACAACGATAAACACAGACCTTACTGCTGAATTCAGCGCAGACAACGGTTCTAATTGGACATCTATGACACTAGAAGCCCAAGGCACTACAGGCACATCATCCCCATATTTTATCGTGTCAGCGCATGACGTGACGGCAGGCACATCAGGAACTGAAATGAGATATCGAATCAAGACGTTTAATCAGGGCGGTGCGAAAATAACAAGAATACAAGCCGTTTCGTTAGGCTGGAGTTGATATGACAACAAAACTAAAAGCCGCTAATCTCAACGCCACTTATGCTGCCGACCAAGTTCTACACACGACTGCTGCTGGCGCTTTGTCTTGGGCCGATTCTGCTAGTGGAATATCATGGCAAGCTGTTCAAACAACTGGCTTTACCGCAGTTGCAGGAAAGGGTTATCCGGTAAACACGACAGCGAATACTGTCGCTGTAGCGTTGCCAGCCGGTAGTGTTGGGGATGAGGTAGCAATAGTAGATTATGCAGGGACTACTCCCACATACAATATTAGTGTCGTCCCGAATGGTTCAGACAAAATAAAAGGGATGGCAGGCACTTTTTTTATCAAAACAGCTAGGGTGGGAGTGAGACTGCTGTATGTAGATGCAACCCAAGGATGGATAACCGACTTGTCCTCTACTGGTAGCGCTCTTGCCCCTCCAAGTTCAGAAGTGGAATATTTAGTTGTTGCTGGAGGCGGAGGTGGGGGCACTGGTACAGACGGTGCCGGCTATGGTCGTGGCGGTGGTGGTGCTGGTGGCTATCGAACCAATTTTGGTGGAACAAAAATCGATTTCTTAGGCGCAACAACTTATACGATTACCGTGGGTCTAGGAGGATCAGGGACTAATAATGGACAAGATAGTTCAATAGCAGGATCAGACATTACCAATATAGTCAGCGCTGGTGGAGGCGGTGGATCAAACACCACTGGATCGGCTGGCGGTTCTGGCGGTGGTGGTGCCACTGGCACCGCTGGTGGTGCAGGAAACACGCCTTCCACCTCCCCCGTGCAAGGTTATGCTGGCGGCACTTCTGGCCATGCCAACGCCGCTGCTGGCGGTGGGGGTGCAAGTGAGGTTGGAGAGACTGTTAGTGGGATTGGTGCTGGCGGCACTGGTGGCGATGGCACAGCAAATTCAATTACCGGTGCTTCAGTAACATATGCAGGCGGTGGTGGCGGGGCCGGAAATACCGGAAGTGGAGTCGGCGGGGCTGGTGGAGGTGGAACCGGTTTCAAATATGCTGGAACGGTTGGGCCATCAGCGGGAACCGATGGACTAGGTGGTGGAGGCGGCGGAGGTGGCTGCTCATCATGCGGTGTAGCGGCTGGCGCAGATGGCGGAGATGGTGTTGTTATCTTGAGAATTCTGACATCTGAGTATTCGGGCACAACTACTGGATCACCTACCGTAACTACAGATGGGTTGTATAAGGTGGTTAAGTTCACTGGGACAGGGTCTTACACGCAATGAAGAGATTTATTAAATTAGGATTAAATAGCAAGGTAATAGGTGGTTGCGCTATTGAGGATTCCGTAGCGCCAGATGAGGCTACTGGAATAGAGTTTTTAATCGGACTGACATCATATCCATTCTGGAAAGAAGCCATTAAAAATGTCGGTGTTGGGTCTACCTACGATGAAGATAGCGATGTATTCATAGAACCAAAACCGTACCCATCGTGGGTTTTGAATTCAACACATGAATGGGAAGCGCCCGTTGCATACCCAGAAGATGGAAAGCATTACCTGTGGGACGAACCTAACAAAGAATGGGTTGGTGGGCATAGCAAATAGGATGGAGTTAATATGGTATACAGGAGAGTACGATGTCAGTAGAGTCAGCAACATACGTTAGTCAACTAGATGGTACTAATCCGCCGGGGACTGCGACTATTGCAGAAGGGGATAATCATCTAAGATTAATCAAAACTGTAGTAAAATCTACCTTTCCTGATGCTACAAACATTAGGAGAACGGCTCCTGATGTGGCTGTAGCTGATGCCTTGAAGGTTCTAAGAGTGAATGCAGGAGGCACAGCGACTGAATGGGCTGCATCTGCTGGTTCACCCCTGACCACTAAGGGCGATCTATACACGTACTCTACTGCTGATGCTAGATTAGCGGCACCTAGCACAACTCCTATAACTGGGTATACAGTTACTGGTGCTGGCAATGGATTAAAATTAGTATCTGATTCCGCCTCTACAGAAGGGGTTAAGTGGGTAACTTGTAATCCCGTCTTCCTTATGGAAGGGTTTGATGAAACGGTAGCATCTAATACGTTTGAAATAATGCCCCTTGATACTATAGTCTATGATTCGCATGGTGTATGCACCCAAAGCACTAGCACAGGAACGGCATCTAATAGATTCACACCTACTATGCCCGGATTTTACTGGCTATGGGCTAGGGCTACAGCAACTCTTGATTCCAGTGGCGAAGGTATTGGGGTAGCGATCTATAAGGATGGAGCCATTGAACCTCAATCATCTTCCCAAGTTGCTTTTAAAACATATGCTATGTCGGATGCCGGTGTTGGCTGTGGAGCAATAGTTTACAGTGATGGCACAAATTATTTTCAAGCATTTATGAGGGCTATAGATGATAACGTTGCATTCGGGCATTTTGAATTTAGCGGAGGGTGGATAGGATGAGACATCCAATAAAGTTAGGAGACGTTCTCGCATATAAATACCCTTCTAGAAAATGGGTAGTAATGAAACTTGCTGGGGATTATGTCATTCATCAATGGGACGAGGATGATCCTCACCCGACTCAAGAGCAGATTGATGCTTGGGAAATTGAATGGGAAGCCGTTGAATATAAAAAGAAAAGAAAGGCAATCTACCCAGAATGGGAAGTTCTTGCCGATGCTGTTTACTGGAATGCTAAAGGAGATCCAAGTTTAATGGACTCCTATGTAGCCGCTTGTGATGCGGTAAAAGCCGCACATCCCAAACCGGAGTAGTCTATGCTGGTTCCAATGGAAAATATTGGTAGTGTTGGAATAATTACAGATGTGCCACCCCAGCAACTGCCGTTAAGCGCGTGGAGTGGTGGTAATAATGTAAGAATGACTGATGGATATGTAAATAAATGCGCTGGATTTGAAGAGGTTCTTGCAACCTGTCCTATCACTCCATACTATATTACCCCGCTGGAAGCTGGTGGTAATTACTTTTGGATTGCGTGTGGGTTAGCCAAGGTATATGTGCATAATGGATCAGCGTGGTCTAACATAACCAGACAAACTGGCACCACATTGGATGGGGCCGTGGGTTCTGGAGTAGGAACTATTACATTAACAGATGGTAGCGACTTCCCTGCTGGCGGCGGTAGTGTCTGTGTTGGTTCAGCAGCAACCTATGAGGAATTAACTTATTCAAGCAGAACTGGCAATGTCCTTACATTAAGCGGAACAACTGCTGTTGCTCACCTTGATGACGAGATTGTAAACCCTTTAAGAGAGACACTAACTACAGACAAGGATTATACTGCAACTGCGTCTGGCATAGTAGAAGAGAATTGGTCTTCTTCTGTCATTGGTGGTATCCTTATATTGAATAACTTTGTTGATGTCCCGCAAGAATGGTCTATCAGCAAGGGTGATGGTCAACCTCAAAGCACATATAGGCTCAGAGATTTAGCCAACTGGTCAACCAATGATAGATGCAAGACTGTAAAGTCTTTTAAATCTTTCCTTATATCCATGAACACAAAGGAAGGGAGTCTAGAAAAGAATAGAGTGGTTCGGTGGAGTACAGAAGCGCAAGTACAAGATACTCCGATCTCATGGGATGTTAATGATGACACGGTAGACGCTGGTGAATATGAGTTAGCAGCGACTAAAGGGTCTATCCTAGATGGAATGGCAATGCGGGATAGTTTTCAGATATATAAAGAGAACTCTATCTACTCTGCTACTTATGTAGGTACGCCTTTTATATTTCAGTTTAAGATATTGTCTCCGACTGTTGGCATTCTTGCTAAGAACTGTGTTGCAGAGTTTGAGGGTGGTCATTTCCTTTTTGGGACTAATAATTTATATGTAAATGATGGTCAAAGACTCTTACCTCTCTTGAATAAACGACTGCAAAACCTATTGCT